GCCTTCTTTTGCGCTACGCAAATCGGTAGCTTTTTTGAGTTCTAACTGTATGTTCATTTTTGTACTTATTTTATAATTAATTCATAATAAGACCTGTAATAATCATCAAGGTAGTCTTCATTATGGTCTGTTGTTTCAACTATTTCGGCCTTAACGGCTTCGTGGCTGCGGGCTGCAACTGTGGTATCGTCATACGCGGGGTAGGTTACGGGGCTTACATCCCATAACTTTGAAACCTTATTGATTGTACGCTTGCCCAAATCGCCATATTTGGCAGAATTAGACCAAGTTTGAGATTCAATTTCAAAGGCAAATGAACTTTGGTTCACGTCATTTCTTTGAATTGACCTTACCCAACTAACGTGCAATGGGTTAAGTTCATCTGGCACAAAGGAATAATGCAGGTGATTGTCTTCTACCCATATTTTAGCGGTACCGGCTGCGGTACGGCCTAATACAATATTCGGGTCATGGTTCCCCAATACCCTCACATCATCATTCAGCACATCGTCAAATGCCCCGGCTGCGATCTCTTCCTCGAACCAGCCTAAATCGGTGGTGCTATTGGTAACCGCTGCCATTCCGCGCACTTCCTTTGGGAACTCATCGCCTTCTTTGCGAAGTTCCACCGTACCCGTAAATGACCGTGTCTCTTTTTTAGTTGTTTCCATTTGGATTGTTGTTTTGTTGTTGTGCTGCATCCATCGAATCAATACGCCCCTGTATCCATGTTCTACTCATATCTGTTGGAACAAGGTTTCCATTAACAAAGTATTCATCGCCTGAATCGTAGCTGTTCATGTCCTCAAACATTCTTATATCATTAGGCGACATAGACCCGATATTCATCATTTTAGAATAGAACTCAGCCCGTGCGACTGCATCTGCCCTCATTAGGCTGTTAAAATTGTGCTTAAAATATTTATTTGGCTTTTCGTTTTCGCTTAATAGTTTGGTTTTCAACTCCGCTTCTATTGAAACTGCCCACGGATTGAGGGTTTGATTCAAGAAATTCAAAGAATCCTGTTCTACACTTGCCTTAATTGCCCCATCATCAGCACCTATAATTGAGGCCGGTACGCCAAAAATACGCGCTATGTCCTTTGCCGTTGCCCCAATCGCCTCCAAATAACCCGCCTCTGATGGGCTTAAGCTAATTGTTTCGGCACTAATCCCAGACGGTACGGCCATTGCAAGGCTGTCATTATTTAAAACCGATTCAAAAGAATCTTTAACCGCCTTTTGTTGTGTTGTATCCCACCCCTTATCAGAAGTGATCATGTACTTTTTAGTACCTGTTTTAAATGCCCCTGCGATTGCTGACATAGCAGCCAAGTCTATACCCAATGTTTGAGCATGATAGGCAATTGGGCTAATGGCTGTGAATTGGTTTGTAATACACAAGCCTTTAAAATGCAGCATATCATAATAGCTTACAATCTTTGGAATGTCTTTGTAAATCGGGTCTGTTGTGGTAATTTGGTAATACAACCCACCGCCTGACAATACAGGTTCTACGGTACAATTCTGTAATGGCAGTAAATTAATCGGCTGGCCTGCATTGTTTCTGAAGATATAAGCGTATGAGTTGCCCTTTAAAACTGCAACCGCTGTCATATACTTCCTAAAACTTACACCTGTTGAAAATGGATTTGGTTCTTCGATTAACCTTGCAACCTTTGAAGTCTTGTCAATGGTTTTATTTCGCCCGTCTGTAACATATAACTTCAGGGGCATAGTTGACAACCCCTCAGAAATAACCCTCACACAGGCATGAACGGGGCTTAATGACATTGCGGTCTTTTCAGTTACCGCCTGCCCCGATGTATTGTTAATCCCCCCTGAAATAGCATCCAAAAACCACTGCGAAGGGCTGGCAAATGTGCTTCGTTGCTCAACTGCAAACCTGTCATTAACTGACCTGCCACGCTGTTTTTGATACCTTTGAATGAGGTTCACAAAGGCAAATTACTTACAATTGTAAACAATACAAGTGTAACAAGGTTACTAATTTACATTTGTTATGATGTGCGCTGCAACCTGACCCTTATTTGCCTGAATGATTCGTAATGGCTGTAACGTCTTTTGAAGTAATACCCCACATAAATAACCTCCAACGCTTCATAGGCATCTTCATAGGTCTTATAATGTGGCAACATTCTAAACCAAGCATTTACAAAGTCCTTTGAATTTATCAGCTTTCTTTTTTCTATGTCGGTAAACTCTATCATACAACCGTTGGAATGAAAAACCAATCTTTTTTATTCTCTTCATCAATGGCTTCGCCTACTGCCATGATGATAGATATTACCCCATCCACTTTCTTATTTGGGTCTTTGCCCTTAATTACCTTATGGTTATCATTAGCATCTCTATACAACGCCACATTGCCAAACTGCCATTCGGTGCATGGGTTGTTGTCATGAAAGTAATTGCCGGAACGTATAAGTTCATCAACCATTTTTGTGGGTTTGTTCATAGTGAATTTATCCTGCCCGAATTGCCTCATATTGATACCGTCATAAAACATCTTTGCTGCAAACTGTTTGGAGTTAGCCGCGTCATAACCAATTGAAACTATATCATACTTTTCGGCAAAGCGTTTAATCTCTAATTCTACAAACTCATAATCGGTTGTATTGCCGGGGGTTTGTACTATCCACCCATCTCTAACCCATTGCCGTATTTGCTGCCCCATTTGCCCCGGCCATTGCCTTATTGCGTCTTCTGGTAAATAGTAAAATGATTTGATGTAATGCTTTTCATCAATAACAAAATCAAATGACAAGGCTGTAAAGTCGCCTGTGCTTGCAAGGTCTAAGCCCCCATAACATTGAGTACCCTCTGGAATTTCAAATTCCTTAAACCGAGATTTGTAAACAGATGACGCAATCCACGTTTCGTATGAATCCGTCCACACGTTCAAATGTTTAATTAAAAATGAATCCCTTTTTATTCCCGATTCCCGCGCCTCTGGGATTTGACTTTCCAAATATTCGGGCTTTACTGATACGCCATAATTCGGATTCGCTTTGCGCCTTGTTGATTCCGCATCCCATTGATCGCCTTCGTCTATCGTATAAATCTGAACAAACAAATTATCGTCTATAAAATTCCCGTTCAAAACCTTTGTGCAATAATCCCTGTGTTTATAACAGGCCGATTCCCTATCATGCCCAGCGGTTGTTACCGCTAAAATCAAAGGGTTTGCCCTTGCTGCAACACCTCTACTCAAAATGTCATAACCCCTATCTGACCTATGCGCGTGAAATTCATCAATAATTCCACACGAAACTGCAAGACCATCATTTTTATCAGTTTCATCATAGGCAATGGGTTTAAATACACCCCCGTTATAAATGATTCTTTTGCCGTTAAATGAATAAGTAATCTCCGTTTCTAAACCATATTCTTTACTTACCCCGCCCATCATGTCGGCCGCATATTTCCAAACGATTGAGGCTTGGTCTAATTTGGTAGCAATTGAGTAAACCTCTGGGGCTCCGTCTTTTGTATTTGATAACATATAGTTACCAATTGCGGCTGCCAATGGGCTTTTCCCGTTCTTTTTTGGCATCTCCAAATAAGCGCGGGTATATTTTCGCCTGCCATCTTTGCGATAAAACCCGAATAAATTAGCAACTATGAACTTTTGCCACGGTTGCAATAAGAAATGTTTACCTATCCATTCGCCTTTTGTGTGCCTTTGAAGTTGAATAAACCCCAAAGCATGACTTACCGTATCATGATTATAAGTCAAATCCTCCCTTTCAAGGTCGTTTTTAAACCTTTGGCATGACTGTTTAACAAATTCGCAGGCTGGAATATTACCAGTCAATACATCATTTGCGTAATCAAGTGCCGAATTTTCCAATGGCCTCTTCTAATTTGTTGCTCTTTTCTTTTTTCTGCAATACAGCTGCCTTGCCCAAAGCATTAGGATTCAGACAAAGCGCATCCGACATCGAACGGTAATTTTTTAAAGCCTTTTCGGCCAAGTGTGCCGTATGGTCAAACTGTCTATACTTTTCATAATTGAACCATTCCCATACCAAAGCCTTTACAAGTTCTCTGTCAATCTCTTTGCCGTAACCATGCTTTACTAAGTGCCTCCACGCCCTATTCCACAACTCTACCATGTCAGGGGTAAAATCGGTTGGGGGTTTTGGGTTCATTTTATATAACCCGTCCGTAATTGTGAAGTCCTGATGATCATCCTGACAAGGTTTGTAAGTCCCTTTGAGCCTTTTTTCCTGTGTTGTTACTCTTCTA